TGAAATTGTAGTAGAGCCTCACGGATTTAGAGCAATGCCTTTGTATGCAGACAAGCAGTGGGTAAAGCCACTTACTGAAGAGGAGATTCAAGAATATAATAGAAACCTTTAACACCAAAGAGAAATGGCACACGAAGTAGACGCACAGTTAGTGCAAGAGATACGCCGGGCGGGCTGCCACCAGATGAAGGGGGATATGATCCGCTGGCTAAATTTACACCCGAAAGCTACCGCTTTAGAGCTGGTAAAGCATTTTTGCGGTACTTTATGGATGAGCGGAAGTTTAGAAGATGGAAGATATAAAGAGGGCCAGAACTACATTAAGTAGCTACCTGGATTACTGTAAAGCGAGGGGCTGGAAGGTCGACAGTTTGGAGTCGGTGCTGAATGCTTTGGTTAGATTGGATAATGAGAATAGGGATACCGAGGCGCTACTTTATAAAGCGTGCCTATTCTTGGCCAAGCTAGACCGCCACCCTTCGCACCTCTTTTGGATCAAAGCACTAGACGAGGAAACACTAGAAAGGGAACTAGGCCCCGACTTTGACCTAGATTATTTTAAACTACAGTATTTTAGATGGAGGCGATAGACGGCATTACATGCCCCTGGGAGGCGGGCAACTATATCCTTAAACAGATGGAAAACGGCTTTACACACAATGGCCGTTTTTTTGTCTACAATAAAGAACGCTACGTAGAGGTAAGCCAGGACGCGTTGGAGCTGTTGGTATTGCGACTACTTAAGGAAAAGGCTACACAAGCGAAGATAAACCTTATTATAGACCGCCTACGTTATGAGCTGCCCAAGTACGAGCCACATAATAAGTACCTGGCGTTTACAGACGGCTACCTAGACCCTTTAACGTGTACGTTTAGACGTGGTAAGTATGAGGCACACGTCTACGAGCTTATGCCCTTTAAATACGACCCCACAGCACAGCCAGAAGAGTGGTATAAGTTCTTGGACGAAGTATTTAGCGGCGACGATGACAAAGAGCAGAAGATAGCCCTTATACAAGAGTATTTCGGCTACGTACTTATGCGCGACGTTAACTACCATAAAGCCTTAATGCTGTACGGTAGTGGTGGTAATGGTAAGAGCGTTATATGCGATATTCTGGAGGCCATGGTACCACAAAGCACACACCTAGAATGGGGCGAGCTAGGGGAGCAACGCGGCCTAGAACGGCTGGCCGGTTCCTGGCTAAACGTAAGTACGGAAATAAGCTACAAAGAGAATAGCGCGAGTACGGGCTTTAAGAAGGTGGTAGCGAGCGAAACCATTACAGCTAACCCGAAGTACAAAAAGCCTTTCGACTTTAAGCCTTTCGCAAAGCTTCTATTCGCTTCCAACGGCGTACCACAAACAGAGAGCGATAGCGGCGTATTTCGTCGGCTTATGATTATTAGCCTAAATAATAGCTTTGTTGGGCGTGAAGACTGGCAACTAACGAACCGTCTACTAGAAGAGCTACCAGGTATATTTAACTGGGCTGTAATAGGTGCTGCACGCCTACGTGGTATGGGACGCTTTACACATGTACCGAGCAACGTAGCCGAGCTACAAGAGTACAGAAGGGCTATAAATAGCATACAAGCCTTCTACGATGAAGAACTAGAAATGTACCAAGACCAGGAAATAACCTTTAACGACTTCTACCGTAGTTATACCAGGTACTGCCTAGAAACCAGTAACCGACCCTTCGCTAGAAACAAAATACGCGGAGTAGTTAGGCAATTAGACCTACCACTAGATATCTACTCCAAGGGTGATAATACACGGTGGGTCAGGGCGTTACGCCCCATTAATTGGAGTAAAGATTTAGATACCTTCTAACAACTACTAACTACTTTTTATATAATTAGTATTATATATACATGTAGTAGTAGAATAAAAGTTTTAGAAATTAGTAGTTAGTAGTTAGAGATGGCCAATTACCTTAAGCACAGACACGCACCAAAGCGCACCACATACCGGCAAGAGAAGCTGTACGCTACCAAGCGCTGGCGTACCTATCGCAAGGCTATTATAGCACGCCGTGGCGGTGAGTGTGTTACATGTGGTGCCACACCATTAGACCAGCATATACACCTGGACCATATCGTACCACTAGTGCAAGGCGGTGAGCCATACGACGAGAATAATATCCAACTGTTGTGCCGTGAGTGTCACGGACGCAAGACAGCTAAAGAGGTATGGGGGGTGGGTTCCATCTCAAACGAGAAGGCCGGAAATTCCCCTGCCACCTTTTCCTTTTTTTTGAACCAGAACCAAGACCCCCCAGACCATGAATGAAGAGCTAGAACTGTGGAAAGGCATACAAAAGGAGTGCATAGACAGCCTTAAAAGGCACGGCGCAATACTTGAAGCGGTAACGGACAGAGGCCAACCGGTACTGCGTAAGAACCCAGCCGTAGAAACTTTGGCCAAAGCAGAACGGAAGATAGCAGAACTTGAAAAGCTGGTAGGTAGTGGACTTGACCTGGACTGAAAATATTATTGAACGCTACTGCGTTCTTACGGAAGACGAACACGCGGGCAAGCCCGTTAAACTTCTGGACTGGCAACGGCATCTAATTAGAGAGAGCGAAGGTAAGCGCATGGTCTGGCTAGAGATCCCGCGTAAGAACGGTAAGTCGGCGTTTATTGCTATGCTAGCTATAGCCCACATGCTAGAGGGCTTTAAAAACAACAGTAACCCACAAGTAGTACTAGCAGCTGCGACCAGGGAGCAAGCCGGCATTTTGTTTGCCTACGTCCGGAACATGGTACTATTTAACCCGGAGCTGCAAAAGGTACTAGAGCCATACCGCAAAGAAATACGACTTAAAGGGAGGCCAGGCTTTTTAAAGACGCTTACCAGCGACGGAGGTTCAAACCACGGACTAAACCCGAGCCTTATTCTTTGCGACGAAATACACGCCTGGAATGAGGTAAAAGGGCCGGACTTATGGGAGGCGCTACGTACTTCGATGGCTGCAAGACCGAGTAAAATGGTAGCAATTACGACTGCGGGAGGGGCGTATACGTTCGCCCACAAGTGGCACGAGTACGCCGTCCAGGTGCGCGATAACCCAAAGATAGATCCGGCATGGCTTACTATCATTTACGGAGCTGACGACGAAGAAGACCCACACGACCCGAAAGTATGGGCGAAGGCTAACCCTAGCCTAGGCGTTACGGTAAGCTTAAAGTACCTGGAAGAATTAAGCAATACCGCCAAGTACGACGAACCTACGCTACTTTCGCTGCGTAAGCTGCACCTTAACCAATGGGCGGGCAGCGCCCAGCCCTATATAGAGCTTTCCAAGTGGCTGAAGTGTACCAACACAAAGACCAGCGTAAAGAACTGGCGCTGTTTCTTGGGCGTTGACTTGGCCGCGGTAAACGACTTTACCGCCTACGCAATACTGTACTTTAATGGCGAAAAGTTCCATACTATACAGTACTACCAGATTACAGACCACGCCATGAGCAAGCGTAAGAACAAATACCCAAACCTGGTACGCAACTGGGCCAAGAACGGGAACCTAGAAATAGTAAAGGGCGAGGTAACGACCACAGCCCACCGCCTGGCTATTATAGAGCGTATTATGGAACAGCACCCAGTCGAAGGCATCTTCTTTGACCCGTGGAACGCAGCCGAAACGGTGGACACTATGCGCCAGCGCTACGGTAAGAACTTCTGTTATGAAGTGCGACAAAGCGCACTAATGATAAATGAACCCATGAAGCTACTATACCGGAGCGTAGTAACGGGCAATATAACGCACGATGGCAACCCGGTTACGGCCTGGATGATAGCGAACACTAGCCTACACATTGACAAGAACGATAACTGGACTTTCCAGAAAGACAAGGCCCCAGACCGTATAGACGGAACCGCGGCTATTCTTACGGCTATGGCCGGCTATGTTCATAATGCGAGTACCGGTATGAGTTCGTACGACACGGAAGAAATTATTTTCGTTTAAATTTGTATATTTAATTTTTATTTTGTAAACTTTACGCGCACGTATGGCATCATTTTACGACCGAGTAAAGCGCAGTATTTCGGGGGTAGTTAATCCCCGTCCCTGGCTTATTAACCTTTTTGGAGGCACCGGCACAACTGCCGGTGAGAATGTAAGTAGCACAAATGCGCCGAAGGTCGCCGCGGTCTACGCGTGCGTTAACCTTATCGCAGACACTATTTCGAGCCTTCCTTTTCGCCTAGTGCGTGAAACCGAAGAGGGTACGGTATACGTCCCTGGCTCTATTGACGATATGGTACGCATCTCGCCGAATAGCAGCTACAATTCGTACGCCTTCCGAAAGGCAATGATGACCCAGCTACTATTGCGCGGGAACGCCTACGTACTCCCTATGCGTAATGGCGCTAGCCTTGCCGGGTTCGAGCTAGTCGACACCGACCTAGTAACGGTTGACACAACAAACGGCCAACTTCGTTACCAGGTACACCTAACAAACGGCGTTAAGCTGAACCTAGAGCCTAGCCAAATTATCCACCTTAAACTTTGGACGCTCGACGGCATCCAAGGCGTAAGCCCGATTACCTACGCCCGCGAAACGATCGGTACCAATATGGCGGCTACTAAACACCTTGGCAGTTTCTACGGCCGAGGTGCTACGCCAAAGGGCATTCTTCAAATCCAGGGTACTATTCGCGACGCTGACCGCGTTCGCCAAATCGGCCAACAGTTCGACGCTCGTTACGCTGGTGATAACGCCGGAGGCACGGCGGTACTTACCGAAGGTGCGGAGTACAAGCCCGTAGCTATGAGCATGCGTGAAAGCCAGTTCCTGGAGACTTTGCGCTTTGGTGTAGAAGAGATTTGCCGCCTTTACAAGGTGCCACCGCATAAGGTAGGCCACATGGAAGGGGCCGGCTATTCAAATAGTATTGAGGCACAAAACGCCCAGTTCGTTACTGACTGCATACGCCCGTTAGTAGAACTTATCGAAATGGAATTTACGGCGAAGGTTCTTAACGGAAACCGCCGCTTTAACTTGGACATGCGAGCGCTTATGCGTGGCGACATCATGACCCAGGTACAACGTAACGTAAGTTACTGGAATATCGGGGTAATGAGCGCTAACGAGATCCGTAAGGAAGAAGGGCTAGCCCCTATTGCTGACGGGGACGTATATAACAAGCCTATGCACATGAGTCCACAAAATGACGTAAACAATGGACAACAAGGAAACACGCAGCCTACCACTGCCCAATGATGGAGAAGGACGAAACGTTAGCGGATACGCCGCAAACTTTCGAGAATATGACATGGGTACTTTTAGGGAACGCATCGAGCGTAGCGCCTTCGATAACTTGGACGCTTACGACATCCATGCTCTATACAACCACGATTACGACAAGGTACTGGCCCGAAGAAATAAAGGTAAAGGAACCCTAGAACTTACGACCGACGAAACGGGCTTAAAGTTCGGTTTCGAACTTCCCGACACCGCGACGGGTAACGAAGTACGTACACTTGTAGGACGTGGGGACGTAGACCAGGCAAGCTGGGCATTCACCGTAAAAAGCGAAGAATGGCTAGACGTGCGCAGCGAAAAACCCTTACGCGTTATTAAAGAAGTAGGCGAAATTTACGATATTAGCCTTACGCCCCGTGGCGCAAACCCTACTACTTCCGTAGCTCTTCGCAGCTTGGAGGCAGCACAACAAGAATATAAAGAACCCGAACTGGCGGAACCAGTAATTGAAACAAAACCCGAAAACGTGGAAAACGTAGAAAACACCGAGGAACGCGCTGCGAATTTCGTAGACGCTTCCGCAGTTCAGGGCAAGCTCTCTAAATC